CAAGAGAAGTCTCGTTGAGGTCAGCTGCAGTTGACAGCAAGTTTCGTTGGTTCCCTGAAAGGGAAGGGTGAGCCGCAGAGCAAAGAGCCGCACCATCTCCAACAGGAGAACCGGTGCTAAAGGCGTTGTTCAAGATGGACGCAGCCTTAATTTGCTTAGTGGTTGACATGGATCGTGCCAAAGCACGGGTGTAACGAGAAGCAAGGCGGTCATACAGGTTGTCTTCAATTGCCTCTTCGGTAATTGAAAACGCCAGTGCAATTGTCTCGTGCGTATAACGTGCAGTAAATGTTTCCTGCGCGTCATCAAACGAGATAGCACCACCTTCTGACTTAACCGGTGCAGTACCGAAGCCAGACAGCATCACTTCTTCTTCGAAAGCACGATCTGAAGTCTCTTCTTCAAAGATTTCAGCGTGTTCCTGCTCATAGCGATCATACTCAAGTCCGAAAAGAGCGTTAAGCCCGGGCTCAAGTTCCTTCGCCAACTGGGCGCGAGAAATAGCCATTACTTAATCCCCCTTAAATGCCGGTTGAGTCGGCAGTGGTTTGCGAAGCAAAACCACGAGTGCCAGCGTTAAAATGAGCGTTCAATCGAACAAGCAGGTGCGCTCCCGCAGACGAATAATCATTGTTAGCATCATCGTCAACCAGACCTACAATACGCAATGGTAGCGTTGCAGTAGCGGCAATTGTGCTTACGCCCAGTTGGGAATTGGACTTACCTGTATCGGTAGAACCGGTACGAGCAGACGTTCCCAGGCTAGCGTTAGCAAAAACAGCTGTTAATGCAGTAGCTCGGTCAGTGAGGGTGGCATCCGCCGCTACGACGAACAATTGATCGGGGTTATCAGCCACAAGAGCCTTCACAGGGAAGTTAGTATCTACAGATACGCTTCCTGATCCGGGCCAGTAGTTAAGAAACACAGGTTTCTTTTGTGTGGCATCTTGATATTCAACCCCTACTAGAACACCAAGGGCTTGCGTAGTGCCGCCATCGGTAGCTCCAGCTTGGTCTATTACGCCTGCAGCAGTTGGAACACAAATGCTTCCGTTAAAAATAGCATTAGTGTTGTTACTAGCAATTTCATACTGAGTAACGCCGGTACTGTTAGCACCGCTTCCTACAAGACCTACAGGACGAAGACCAAAGGCAGTTTCTGAATTTGCCATAGTTTATGTCTCCATTCTGTGCGGCCCTACTTCTTTGGGCCGCCAAAAGTTACACGAGTTTGACGTTCAGGTTTACTGATCGCCATGGTTGGGTGAGCGTTTTCTCGCAACATATCACTTTCGACAGCTTCTATTTGATCCGCGTTTCGTTGAGCAAAATACTCAGCGCGTTCCTCCACAGTCTCAAGCGGTATACGTGCAAGCATTAATCCACCAATGCCAAACACACCTTCATATTTACCTGATTCAATTACCGGAGATTCAAAATCTGGATATTCGTCTTGACGAACAAGCTCGTAGCCTTCTCGCAATCTTGCCGAAATATTCTTGGTGTCATCAAAACCCCTCACTTCGGCGCGTATCCAACGATGTTTAAAACCCTCTGGTGCAGGCGGTGCCTCTAACATGGATGGGGGAGCCCAAGGTTTACGCCGTCCCTGTTTCTCCCTCGTCGCTGCTTCACGGGAAGAACGTTTGGTGCCCTCAAAACTTCTTTTATCTTCAGACATTCCAATCACTCCTTCACGTATTTCGCGTATTCTTCAAGCGGCACTCCCAATTTTTTAGCAATTGCTACTTGGGTCTGGGAGAGTCGGACCCTTTTACTGTTGCGCCCAGTTTTAGTGGAGCGTGAAACACCGGCAACGTTCTGAGCGGGTTTGCGGCCAGTGACTTGCTCTTCTCCAAATTTATGCGGAAATTCCCGCTTAATTCTAGAGTCCAATTCATTGTAGTAGTCATCCCCTTGCGGGTCAAACCCTTCTTCTTCTATTAACTTTTTGTGAATTCCGAAGGCGGCAAAGGTCATTGCCTCGTCGTTTCCAAACCAAGAGTTCTTCTCGGCCCACTGCTCAGCTTTAGGATCAGGTCGCTGCGGGGCGGGTTGTGCTTGTGCTTGCGGCTGTGGTTGCGGAACCGCTTGTGCTTCTGGCTGTGGTTGCGCTCGTCTTTGCGCTTGAGCATAGTTATTAGACGCAATCGTTACATCGGTCAAAGCTTTTTGGGCAACTACGGTGCCTTCTGCATCCCCTAATTCTACGGCTCTTTTAAGCGCGGCTTCGGCTTGTTCCCTTTGCAAATCAAGCCGTTGGCCGTGTTCTGCCATAAATCCTTGATCTAGATTTTGCATTCTTTGACGAATCTGCTCTGCTTCAGCTTGCACTTTTTGTGCATAACTGATGGATTCATCACGCTCTCGCTCGGCATCCCGCATTTTTTTGGTAAGGCGGTTTATACGTTTTTTAACAGATTCGCTGTATTGCTCTATTTCAGCATCATCTGAAGGCGGGCTTGCGCCTAATTCAGGCTCTTCTAGCTCTAAAGAAGGTTGTGTAGGGGTTTCTTCCTCTTCCTGGGGCTGCTCTAACTCTACTTCCGTTTCTTGAGCATCTCCTACATCTAATTCAAATTCAGTCTCTTCCGCAGCATTAGCCATGCTGTATTCCTCCCTTACAGACTAAGAATATCTTCTGGATCATCAATAGTGGCCAGTACTTCATCATCATTCAAAATACGGCACTCCCCACCTTCTATACGGAATCTAGACCCCGCATATCTAGCAAAAACCACCCATTGCTTTTCTTCGCACCATGGGCCGTCTGGAAACTTCTCTGAATCTTTGTAGCACAAGGGCCCTTGCTTCACGACATAGCCAACAACCGTCTGTATCTGGCTGTCATCCAAAACTTTGTTAGGAATATAAATGCCACTTTCGGTTGTTTCTTTGCCGCGATACGGGAGAATCAACATACGCCAGCCTGTAGGCTGCGGCATACGATCTAAAAGACTTTTGTCCACCGCCTCGGGATCAAGGACTTTTGGGGTAGGGGCTTTGTAAAGAGATTTTACGCCTTCTGCGGCGGTTTCTAAATCCAATTCTTCTGCTGCATCAGTCATCTAGTTGCTCCTGTTTTTCTAGCAGGCCCGTGAGTTCCTGTAATACAAAATTTAATGCCGATATTTCACCCATTAAATTTTGATACTGCTCCATTGATTTAACACCGTTGTTTTCTAATAGCTCTAAAACTTGTAATCGGCGTTCTTTAACCGTTTTTTGGATGAATTGAGCTAATTGTAACGAATCCACATGCGCTCCGTCTTATACAATCGTATCTATATATCATGTGGGTATAAAAACAACAAGTCAATATGTCCAAACCACAGGGGTAGATACCCGAATATCTACGTGAACAAAGCTTTTAGCCACGCCAATACCGCCAAAACCCAACGTCAAAGCTTTTTCTATAATTGTTCGCCGTTGAACCCCATCGACAACCCGCACATCGGCAGCAATACCTTCTGAATGTTTTCCCGGGGCAGCTTTGGCCGCTTCAATGCTGTGTTGTGGCGAGCGATATCCAGATGTAATGGTAAAAGGAAAACCACATAACTCTCTTAATTCATCCAAACGGTGAATAAACTCAGGGACAATTTCGTTTTCCCCTGTTTCCTGACAAACAAACTCTTGCTCTGTAAAGTATCTGTAAGTCACTCTTTTTTGCCCAAAAATAGACCGAACGCGCCCGTTAAGGCTCCTGTCATTACGCTGACTAGTGCAGCCTGTTCAGGATTAGGGTCAGGTAGGGACATAAACCACTCCACAGTACGATAGGTCATGCCAATCATGGCAAACATCAATACCCTGGGAATGATCCTCCACGCATTAAGCTGCTCGGGTGTCATCTTCTTTTCCCTTTTTACCCCAATAAACCACTACGAAAGCCTCGCATTTGGGGCACGATAAGTTTGTAATTATCGTGTGTTCTTCGTCTTCTTCGGAGATGTCGTGATCAGCGCCCCAAATTAGTTCCGATTGGCAGGCATAGCACTTCATTTGTTGCCCTTTAGCTTCATCAATTTGTCGGCACCACGGATGCCAAATGAGGCGGATACTGCAAGAAACAATAAGTATTGATACCAATCTGGCAGAGTATCCAAAGCAGAAAAACTGTTAGAAACGCGCTCAAGAATAGCGGGATCATCAACCACAACACTGTAACCAAGGCAAAAGAGAGGGACTGCGAGAACAATAGTCCAGAACTCGTCTTTCCAACTACTGGCAGAAGCCGCCGCCATCTTGCTTTCCCAATCGGCATCATTCTGTATTACCTGTAGTTTTGCTTGGTGCTTGGCTTGCGCTTGCTCATGCTTGTTGTTAAGAAAACCGCCAACAAGATTAGCAACCGGCCCTATCAGTGCCTGTAGCATCATAACTCCCTAAATTAAGCGTTAGTGAATCGTGAGCCTCGCAAAGCTGCTCCCATACCGCGCTTTTTGCCGGTGGTTACCTTGGCAAACATGGTGTCCGGAGTCTTTTCTTCTACCGCTTGGGCATAAGGAATAGAACCTTGGCCATCAATAACCGCCTTGTTTACCGGCTTGGGCGGATCTTTGGGCGGAGCACCGTTAACTTTAACTTTCATATCAATCACCTCGTTTTAACAATTCACGTTGCAATGCCGCATCAATGCGAGCCTGCGTCTGTCGTTCCTGACTAGCAAGCCGTTGCTGGAACTCCGTCTGCTTGTTAGCCATACGCTGTTGATCCATCTGCAACTCGGCCTGATCCATCTGCAAATCGGCCTGTTGCTTCTGGGCATCCATCTGAAGCTCTTGTTGCTTCAGCTGAATCAACGGATCTCCTTGGTTCTGACCCGTGATCTGTGCAGTAAGTTGCTTCAGTTTGGCAAATTCTTGCGCATTCATCTGTGCAACCATAGATTCCAACTGTAGTTCCATGTCCGGGGTCAACGGCTGACCACCTGTTTGCTGCAGCATCTGTGCAGTAGCCATCTCCTGACACTTCAGCTTCACATGCTCAATAATGTGCTTCTGTAAAGCAATAGCGGCCTGCGGCAAAGCTTGTATGGTTGGCGAAGTAATAAATATCAAGTGCGCTTGTATATGCGCATCGTGATCTTGACCTTCAAAAGCTTTTAACTGAACCCCGTCCAAGGCATCCATATTTTCCTGCGCAGGGTCTTTTGGTATCGGATCGTCTGAAGACGGCGCTATCAATATTTTATCTACGTCATTGACGCC